ACATTATAAAGGAATTGGTGAATTAAAGAAAGATAAATTATATCAAAATCTAAAAGAAAATATAGATGAGGAAGACGATGAAGATGATATAGAAATTACTAATGGTAATGTTAAATTGAAAAAAAAGAATGTAACTTTAAAAATAGAAGATTTTTATAATTCAATTAAAAATGTACCATTTGAAGATATTTATCAATTTTTGAATGAAGAAATAAATGAATTTAAAATGTCACCATATAACTTTATGATATTTGAAGAAAATAAATTACAAAAATTAGAATTTAATATGATTAAATTAAGTGATAACGGTGAGAGTTATCAACTAACACCAAAAAATTATTATAATTATGCAAAAAAACTTTTATATAAATCATATGATAACACATCATATTATGATGAAGATAATTTATTATTTCAAAATTTATGGAGTAGTAATTCTATAGAAGATAAATTTATAATTGTTTTAAGAATTAATCAATTAAGTTCAAAACAAAATTGGTTTAATATGTCTAATGTTTTGAAGAAGATAAATTATGAATCTGCTAATATAAAAAAATATACTGAAATAATTTATAAAAAAATTAAAAGTAAATTAGTAGATTTAACATTTGAAAATTTAATCAGAAAAGGTTGTATTTGTAAGTTTGAATATAATCCTGAAGTAAGTGATTCTGCAATTTTAACTAATGACTATTTTATTAAGAATAAAAGACTAGCTGAAAATTTAAAAAAATATGTGTTAACACCTGAAAAAATTAAAGAATATAAACAAGGGTACTATTTTGCTAATAATATGAAATATGATAATATGGAAGATTTACATATCACTCATCAAAATAAAGAAAAATCTATTAATTATATCGACTACTTAAGCGATATGGAAGTTAGCGGTGATAAATGGTTTACTTTTTATGCTGTCGATTGGGTGGCACAATTAGATTTTTATATAAAATTTATTAATCAACGTGTTATGTATATAACAGGAGCAACTGGACAGGGTAAATCTACACAAGTTCCAAAGTTATATCTGTATGGATTAAAAAGTTTATTATATAAAAATAATGGGAAAATATTTTGTACTGTTCCTCGTGTTGATCCAGTTTTAGAAAATGCGATAGGTATATCAAGATCAATGGGTTTACCAATTCAAAATTACGATGAAGATTTTAAAGATAATATGAGAACATTAAATGGGATTGTTCAGTATCAATATTCATCTGATAGCCATATTAATATTAACTCTCAATATTTTTTAAGATTAATGACAGATGGTACTTTATTACAAATTCTACATAGTAATCAAATGCTAAAAGAACAAAAAATTACAAATAAACAAAATAAATTAGATCCAACTATTAAAATGAGTAATAAAAATGTTTGTGACATTGTAATGATTGACGAAGCACATGAACACAACTCTAATATGGATATCATTTTAACTATTATGAGACATACACTATTTTATAATAACGATGTTAAGTTATCAATTATTTCTGCTACAATGGAAGACGATGAACCAATTTTTCGTAAGTTTTACAGATTTATTGATGATAATTTAACATATCCTATTAATTTATATGATTTGAATTTTACATTTGATCATAATTTAATTGATAGAAGATTTCATATATCACCACCAGGTGAAACTACTCAACATAAAGTAGATGAATATTATGAAGAATATTCTGAAGATACATATGATGAAAATGAAAAATTAGCTATAACAACAGTTAATAAAATTTTTGGATCTACTCCAGAAGGTGAAATATTATTATTTTCAACGACCGAAAAAAAAATTAATAAGTTAGTAGATTTACTAAATAACCAAATTCCTAATAATTGTATTGCTTTACCATATTATGGTAGCCTAAAAATAGAATATAAAAATTTAAGTAAAAATGCTAAATCGGAAATTAAAAAAATTACATTTGATAGAAGTGAAGTACTAAATTTATTTAGTGGTAAAATTAGTGAAAATGACGCTAAAAAAGTTAGTGCTGGTACTTATAATCGTGTATGCATAATTGCAACTAATGCTGCTGAAGCATCATTAACCATAACTTCATTAAAATTTGTAGTTGATATAGGCTATCAATTATCATTAAGATATAATTATGATACATTATTAGAAGAACCAATAGAAGAAAAAATAACTGAAGCGAGTAGGGTTCAAAGAAGAGGACGTGTTGGGAGAGTTTCAAGTGGATCAATATATCATATGTATCCTAAAGGTGGGAGATTAAATATTGTACCCGAATATGATATTAGTAAATCGAATTTTAGTTCTAATTTTAGAGATATGTTAACTAGTGATGATTCCGAAAATAACATAATAATAAATGGTAAGTTATTATATAAATTAGTTACATTGCAAAAATTAGATCCTTCAGATATTGGAAAATTAAAAAAAAATCAAAATAGAAAATTAATTTATGATCAATATAAATTATCGAAAGAGTATTATGAAGAAAATAAATCTATATTTTTAAATTTAGATAATCATGTTTTTATAAGTGAAAATTATTTTAACTATTTATTTCCTTCATATTATTCAGGTTTTAGCTCTTCAAATTTATTAGATAATTGTGGTCATTTTTATATTATTAATCCTTTAGAAAAAATTATTAAAAGAAATATTAACTCATCAAATTTTATTGATTTAAATAATAATAATACTAATTTAAATGATGAAGATCTTAATAAAATTTACTTCATATCTAAAATTAATTTTGAAATAATAAATTTTAATAATATGTTATTTAAAACAAATACAATATTAGAGTTAAATAATATCAATTCTAAGATTATAAATAAAGAATACGACGATGATTATGTTAAAATCATCGCATTAAGTTATATTTTAGATAATTCGGAAAATTATGATTTACTTATAAAAATGTTATTTATTTATAGATTAATAAAAACTCATATAAATTTTGATATTAAAAATTTATTATCTATTAATAAGGATTTAAATCCTTATTTTTTCAAAGAAAAAAAAATTATTGATGATAATTTTAAACAAATTTTTTATGAAAATAAAATTTATGATTCGGATTTAGAGTTTTTTTATAATTTATTTGATAATATCATAAAATTTGTTAATTTTAATGAAATTGGTACTAAAATTGATATTGAAAATAAAGATATTTCTAGAAAATTATATGAATATATAAATATTAATAAACTTAATTATAAAACAATTTTAGATTTTTGTAAATATAATAATTTTGATGTTGAAAAAACTAACTTTATAAATAAATTAATTTTAAAAGGTGATATTTCATTTGAAGGTATCGCAAATGATGATAATACAAATTTAGTTAATAATAATATTAAATCAATATTAGAAAATAATGATACATTAAAGGAATTTTGTAAAATTAACAATTTTGATTTTGAAAAAATCTCATTTGCATTATCTGATTCATTAATAGAATATTATAGTTTAAAAAGTAAATTCGATGAATTTAAGGATTCTATAGAAAATTTAAGAATAATATTAAATTTACCCAACATAAGTAATTTAAATGATAATGTCAAAATAATATTTTTATTTTGTTTTGTTAAAAATTTATATTATATGAACAAGGGTGATATTTTTAGTTTAATAAATTCACAAAAGGTGCCCGCTGAATTTAATTTTTTATCTGACTTATCTACTTTTGGATTTTATTTGAAATCCAGTAATAATGGTAATGATAACGGGTCTATATCAATATTATCAAATTTAACTAAGATTGATATTTTAAATTTAATGCCTACAATAATTTACTTTATAAAAAATGAGGGGAAAAAATATTTAAATTATAAAGATATTGAATTAAATATTGATACACTTTTTAATAAAATAAATCGTTTCTCATATTCAAATGATGAAAAACAAATCTATATAAATATTGATGGAATTAAATATACTGATAATAATATATCTAATATATTAATGAAACGTTTAATCGCTCAACCAACTCTTTTAGATAATCAAGATGGTGGTATGTTAATACCAAGACAATATCCTTATTTAAGTCCATATCCTTTTATTAACCCATTAATTTTAAGATCACCTTTAATTAAGATGAGAATAGATACAATTAAAAAAATCGATAAATTAAAGGAAATAGTTAGAGATAAAAATTTGTTAGAAGATGATTATGATTTTGCTTATGTAGCACATAGTGCTGATAAAAAAAATATAATATCTTTTTATTTGTGTAATGTAAATCATAAATATTCAAATATTTTAGAAATTGATGTATTATTAAATGATTATGATTATTTACCAAAATTAGTAAATAAACTCATGATTAGAGGTGTATATTGTAAAATTAATATGATGAACAAGTAAAAAATTGATATTTTAATATAATACATATTTATTAATTATATTAAAATATGAAAGGTATATTAGACGCGTTCTTTAAAATTAGATCAGTTACTGAAATTGATTCAGGTAAAGGTATAGAAATATTGGAATCATCTCGAAACTCAATATTGTGTAAATTTAATAATAATTTTTATTTGATCTCTGTATGTCATTATATATATGAAAATACAGAATGTTATATTGTATTAAAAGAAAATAGATTAAAAATTGACAAGTCACAGATATTATGTATTCCAGAATTAGATATAATGTTGATAAATGTTACAAATATGGAGTTTACTAATGATAAAAATGAAATAGATATTACTAGTATGAATTATAAAATTAATCATATTAACCCAAATACACATTTGTTTGTAATTGACCAATACGGCCAAGTACAATCAACTAATATTTTAAATATGCAATTATGCAAATTTAATAATTTATATCCTGAAATTTTAAAATACTTTTCAACTAAACCAGATTATAACTTAGAAGGGTATAGTGGAAGTCCTGTTTATGATACTGATGGAAATATTTTAGGTATAGTTAATGGTTATTGTAATGATATGGAGTATATGACATTAACTCCATTCTTTTTCATAAAACGTATATTTGATGAATTAGAAACCTATGGTATTTTTGGCGGATTATGTGGATTTTACCAACAATATTCCCTTTATAAAAGAAAATTATTTATTACAAAAAAAGAAGATGTTGATCATAATATCTATATAAATAACCAAAGAACATTCACAAAACTTATACCAGACGATATAATATATGAAATTGATGATATGGAAGTTGATTTAAGAGGTCATGTCTATTGTAATTTAATTGGTATGAATATTGATATTAAAAGTTATATAACAATTACAAAAACAATAAATTCTATCACAAAATTTAAAGTTTATAGAAACAAAAATAAAGTTTACAAAAATATTGATGTGATAATGGGAAATAGAGATTATTATTCTAGTTCATATACTTCAATTAAAACTAGTAAATTAGAAACTATATGGAACAAAAATAAATTATTTATTAAGATAAATTCAGCATTATGGGATTATATTAAAAGACTAAAACGTATTGAAACTGATGAAAATTTATTTAATCTCTTCCAATTAAAATATGCTAACAAAACAGAAAATAATTATCTTCTAGTTGAAGATATTATTTTAAATAAAAACATATTTGATAACATGGTTTCTAATTATATAGTTTTAAAAGATTTAATTGAATAATTTTATATATAAAAATTTCTTTTATTATTTAATGAGACAAAATTTTGAACCAAAAGTTTGGGGACCCCATGCTTGGTTTTTTTTAGAAACTGCAGCAATGGGATATTCAACTGATCCAACTTATGAAGAAAAAAAAGCTGCTGAAAATTTCTTTAATTCGTTACATTTTATAATACCATGTGAAAAATGCAGAAATAATTATAAAAAACATATTAATTCACATCCATTAAATGACAAAGTATTATCAAGTAGAGATAATTTGTTTATGTGGATAGTTGATGTTCATAATTCCGTTGATCCGAATAATACTAGATCATATGACGACACATTTAAATATTATATGAAAGAGTTCAATGTTGAAGTAAATGATGATACAGAGAAAAAAAATAATCCAAATAGATTATTTTATTTATTTATTATAATATTTATAATATTTTTGATATATCAAATTTATTTAAATTTTTAGATTAATATTTTTTCAATAATTAATTTTAAATTATTCAAAAATTTTATTAGTTCTTTAAATGTTTCAATAGTGTTATATTCTGTTAAAGATTTACTTTCTTCTTTTGTGACAGTCATTCCAGTTTTATGTTTTTCACTTATTTCTTGAAATTTTGCATAATCTAATTCTTTCTTAAGATCATAATTATTATCATTTATTATTTCATTTATTAGTTTCATTTTTTCAGTTGCCCATTTAATATCTTCTTTAATAAAGCTAAAATTTTTATTTTTGAGATTATCATTTAATGACAAATATTTTTCTTTTAATTCTTTTGATATTATTGAAATTTCAACAGTTGCTTTCAGTTCATTACATGACTTTTCTAATCCCGTATTCATTTCTTTCATAGATTCGTTTAATTCAGTCATATCATCTCCTATTTTTTTAAAAAAACTATTTATTTCAAATAATGCAATTTTAGTTTTTTCATTATTTAATTTATCTTCAGATTCTTCTAACGAATGACTGTCAATAAATTCATTTTTAGGTAATGAAGTTAAAAAGATTTCTATATTTTTTATTGTATTTTCTATTTGTTTACATGTATCTTCATCTTCATCTTCATCTTCATCTTCATTATCACAATTTAATGATTCATTAAGTGAATGATTAATTATTGAAAAAAGTTTTTGTGAATCATTACAAAAACTTTTTAAATTTTCTTTACTTTTTAAAATATGAAAATTTTTAACAAAATTTTCATATTTTAATGTAAATTTTACTAAAACTTCCATTAATTTATCAAAATTATTATCATCTTTTAATTCTTCAATATTATATTCTCCAAAAATAATATTATCGTTCTCTTCATTTATTTTGTTCATAAGTGATGCCATTTTTATATTGGTTTAATATCTATGAGAAAAATAAATATAATTTTCAATTTTTTGGAAATTATATTTAAAAGATATTAATATTTTATTAGATAAAGTTAAAAAATTTATTAATAAAATATAATATATATATGGTTAATGTTTATCTTGTCATGTATTCCGATTTATTTTACTGGGACATGTTAATATGCTAAAAATGCTAAGGAGGTGATAAGATCAATAAGTTGTAGGAATTCATTCTGATGAAACTATTAAATCTAATAAAGAGATACAATTATGAATATGAATATGAATATGAATTAAAGTTGATGAAGTAAACCCAGATGCTCCTTTAGTTATTCACGGTCATATTGAAGAAGAAAATGAAAAGTATATTTTTATGTATAAAATACCATATGAATTAGGTATATTTAAAATAGTAGGCTATACATAAGGTATTAGTACTACTGAAATAATTCAAAGATTAAAAAATAGACTTACATAATTGTTTTATATGTTGACGCAATATAAAACACATTATTAAAACCCAAACTTTTTAACTTTTCAGCAGCTTTTCTAGCTCTTTGACCAGAATTACAATATACTACAATACCATGATTTTTATTCAAATCTTTTGTAGATTCGGTCGTCATTTTATCAAATGGTAAATGTAAAGCATTAGGATAATGTCCTAAATTATATTCTAATGATGTTCTAACATCAATTACTACCTTAATTTCTCCACTTTTTATTTTAGCTTTTGCTTCATTTTCAGATATTAAATTAACACCAGTTAATGTATAATAATTAGCAAATGAAATTACTGAAAATACTCCTGATATTATTCCTGATATTAAATAAAATTTTGCACTCATATATATATCTATATATATATTTTTTTTT